ACGCTATCGCCCGGGAGCGCGGCGAATACCTGCTCGCGCAGATCAATCGGATCGGCACCGCTGGCCGTCGCGCGCAGCACCAGATCGCCCAGCGTGTCCGTGTTGCCGGTCGTGAGCGCAATGTTGTACCACCCGTTGCCGCGCTCGGTCACGGTCGGCGAGATGCTGGCAAACGCAGCGCCGTCCTTGCTGATCGTGATCGCCAGCGTCGCGCCCGTCTTGCCCGTAACGTGGTCAGCCGAGTCGGTCAGGAACACCATCAAGTTTCGCGCGGTCGATTGCTTCAGCATGGCTTATCCCTTGTTGACGACCCGCGACTTGGAATAGGTGTTCCCACCGCCGCCGCCTGCGTAGGTTCCGGTGAACTCGGTGCCGCCAGCACCGTATTGCACGCCGAGCTTCACATCGGCAGGAATCGGCTGCTCCAGCGTGCCGGTGTAATCGTTGCCATTTGGGCCATACAGCACGCCCTGATCCACATCGCCCACGGCAGGATAGGTGCCGCTGACGGTCGGCGGATGGTAGAGAATCGTCGCTTCGATGTCGTAGTTGTGGAACGTGCTGGACGCGTTCAGCAACGGGAACTCGCCCGAAACGGAAGTACGGCCCGACACCAGCGCAAGCCCCTGCCCAGGCTTGACAATGATGCCGTAACCAGACTCAGCCTCAAACATCAAGGCATCGTGCATCGTGGACGACTGCATCCCAATAGCAGATGGAATTCCGACATCCGGGAACAGGTTGGTGTACGTCCTGCGCGTGAACACAGCGGCGTCAAGGTTGGCTTTGAGCCACACAGCAAGCGGGCCACCCGTGCCATACGCTGCGCCGTGCGTGACGTAGTAATCCGACTGCCACTCCCCCGGCAGTCGAATCTGCGCTGGCCCGCTCGTTACCTTCAAGCTGCTGGGCGCGGTCTTGGACGTATCGGAACTGATCGGCGTGACGGCATCGCCGTCAAGCGCGAGGCCATCCATACGGCACAGCCGTAGCGGCGGGGTCAATGCCGCTTCTCCATCCATCGGCAGAAACATCAACTTGACCGCCAGCGCCACGCCAGATCCGCTGCCGTTCATAATCGCGTACAACGCACCGCCAATCGTGCGATCGGTGCCCACATCAGTCGAGCGGCAAACATACGACGCGCCCGTCGCCGTGTTCGTCACAACTGCCGCCACGATCATCGAATGCGGCAGGCCAAATTGCTCCTGCACCAGCGCAATGCCCTCGCCTGCGCGCAGGATGATCGGTTCTACGTCCGCACTCTCGCCGCCACGCCAGACATCCGCGTAATGCGACTTCTGATGCGTGACCATTGAACCGCCGTAAGTGCGGCTCCCGAGCATAGTGATGTTGTTGACCGAAAAGTTCGGGCAATCGTTGATGCGCCGAAACAGCGCCGTGGTAGTTACCGAGTTCGGGTTGTTGGACACCGTGACCTGCGCGGGAAGCGAAGCATTCGCCGTGTCCATTTTGATCGGCGTCACCGTATCGCCACCGGTCACCGCGCTTACGCGGTAGATCGCCAGCAAACCCGACCTGTTCGCCATTGTCGCGCCCGCCGGGCCTGCGCTCGTCGGTGCAGCCGGGGACACTCGCAACGACACGACCTCAAAATACGCGCGCGCGTCCGTTGCCGTGTTTTGGATGGCAAGCAACGCATCTTCAAGCGGTCGAACATCAGCCGCATTGATACGAACGTAATAGGTCTCAGGCATCGGGCATTACCACCTGGAACTCGGAATATCGACTTGCTACCAGACACACAGGGCAAGGCAACGGCGGACTTGCCACCGTTGCCCCGCCGTTGAGATCAACGCGAACCCGCTCCGCCACTTCGTCGGCGGTGTCGAACTCGTTACCGCAGAGCTTGTGAAGGAGCCGCATGATGATCAGGTTCCCGCGTCGGTGAACTCGATTTCCAAGTCAGCCGAGCCGACCGTTGTCGTTCCAGAATGGAACAGTTGGATGCCCTGCGTTGCGCGGCAGGTCACAGGCTCGACGTTGGTGTCGCCATACCCCGCGTTCCATACCTCGGCAAACGGCACCAGAGTCAGCCAGTTCGCTTGCGTGGTACCGCCGACGATGGGTTCCTCGTTGACGAACAGGAACCGGCGGAAGATGTCCGTGCCGGTCGTCGTCTGGTTCGTCCCGCAAGTCGTCGCCGCATCCAGCGCGCTGCTGTTGGTGTCATGCTTGACAGGCGTCACCGCAGTACCCGCACTTGCCGCCGTGATCCGGCGAACCTGCGCGGTCGTCAGCACACCAGTCACAGCCGTGGTGCCGTTGTTGAACCAGTAGCAGCGATACGCGCGAATCACTCGCGCCGTCGCCGTTCCGTTGAACACGTTGAGCATGTCCTTGCTTGACGCATACGCAATCGCGCCGCCCGTAGCCCGCCAAGTCGCTGCCATGTCTTAAACCCCCAAGGAAATGATCTTGCCGGTGCCTTGCGTAGCCCGGAACACTTCAATTTCGCCGCTGCCGTCCATCTGCGGCCCCGCAGCCCATTGCTCGACGCGCCCCTCTTTCAACGCCTTCACGCTCGCGTCCAAGTCATCCCGCGTGTCCCCCGGCCCAAGAGCCAGACGACGCGCAGCCTGCACCTTCAACATGAACTCAGTACAACGCTTCACCGCCCACGCGGGAATCGGAGATTCCGTGCGAAGAAACCACGACCCCACCGCCGGTCGCCATTCCATTGCAGGTTGCCTGCTCAGCATCAGTTCACCACAGGAGAGTTGATTGGCCCGCTCACCACACCAGGCGGCATAACATTGTCGTCATCATCGACTTCACGCACCTCAATGATGTCGCCCATCTGATCCCGAATCGGAATCCGCTTCTTCTTCCGGCTGACCGCAGTCATCACTTGCGACAGTTGCGCGTCCGTATCCGCCTTGTTCTGCTCGACCATCTGCTTGATCGCGTCAAGCTCCATCACTTGCGAGGTTCCCGGCAGCGCAGTCAGCAGGTTGCTGATCTGGTCATACTGCTTCTGGAAATTGTCAAACCGCGCCTGCATTTCGATCTTCTGAAGATCAACAGTCGCCTTGAGGCTCGCAATCTGCTGATCATTCTGCGCTTCCATCGCAGCGATCCGCTCGTTGCTCTTGATCTTCTCAGCCTCAATTTGCGCTTGCACGACGACATCCGGCGCAGGCTGCGGAGGAGGCTTGGGTTGCATCAGTTGCTTCTGCATGCCGTCCACCGCCTGATCAAGAATGCTCTCAATCTCGGTGCTGACCCGGAACTTGCTCACAGCCCATTGCATGATCCGCATCAGATACGGGCCAGCCTCGGGCACTTGCTGCGCCATCGGTGCCACTTGGCTGATAAACGCCCCCAATCCCTGCATGAACTGCACCGCCGCATCCCGCTCAGCCGCCCAGTCCATCTGAGCCATGCTGTCCGCTTCCACCACGATGCGGTACTGCGCGACTTCCTCATCTTTCAGCAACTGCACGCCCGCCTGGGCCAGCGGGGCATCAGGCGTCCGCAGCACGTTGCTGCGCTCAACAATCGTCTCAGGCTGGAAATGCTTGGCAATGATCTCGGCCTTGATCCGCAAGACCTCGGTAATCCATTGCGCGATGTAGAACTGCAACAGTTGAATCCGCGTCGAGCCGAATTGCGCCTTGATCTGCTGCGCCGTCGCAGTCTCGCCCGACCGCGTAGCCCCGCGCATGATGTCCGAGATGCCCAGCACTTCGTAGATCTGCTGGGTCTTGTCCGCCCGATAAACGCGCAGCCGCTCAATCGCGTTCACCACCGCATCAATCGGCACCCAATCGACCTTGCCCTTGATGCCGCCGCTCTCGGCAAACATCGCCCAGTTGTCCACCGGGATCAACTGGTTCTCGGACGCCTGCTGGAACATCCGTTGCAGCCCGTCAGCCGCCTTGTCGTACACGCCGACAACCTTCGCCGCCCGCGTCAGCCACTTGATGCGCGTGTTGATCTCGTCCAGTTCGTTGAACTGATCCTGCGCGAACACATAGTCAGCACGCGGCAGGAAATTGACGCTGGTCACGTTCGCCGCCAGCGGCATCGGGCACGGAAAGAACCCGCTGATGCCCAGCGGGTCATCCTTCACATCAAGAATAACGGGCGCACCCTTCGCAAACCAGTAAACCTTCTCGTTTTCCTTGCACCAGATCTCGAAAACCTCGGCACGCGCCCACGGGTCGTGCTTGGTCGTCTGCTCGTCGTTCTCGCGCTTGGGCTGGATCATCGGCACCGACTTGGCAATCGCCTCGCCAAACCGCGCCTCCAGTTGCTCCCGCGTCATATGCACCCGACGCGCAACCCAACGCACCTCCCGCCATGTCCGGGCAGGCGACCAGAAGAAGTCCTGGTAATGCACATAGTCAAGCTCGGCTTCTTCTTCGACAATTCGCTCGACCATCTGCGCGGGCTGGATCTCCATGCCCGTCATCGGGTCAATTACAGCCGGAATCTCGACCTCTTCCGTCTCAACCTCATACCGCATCCAGCATTGGCCCATGCCAACGACCAGCCAATCCTCAATTCCCTGCCGGATCGTGCTGTCCCAACTGGATACCTGTTCCTCAAAGTCCTTGTTCAGCAGCCGTTGCAGCATCGTGCCCGCAACACGCGCCTGATCGTCCTCCGCGTCCTGCCAAGCACGGCTCACATCCGCTTTCGGCGGACGCGCATACAGCATCGACAGCAAAACCTTGACCGTAGACCAAAACAGGTTGACCCGGCTCTCGTCCTCTTCCCACGCATCGCGCCGGTCAAGGTACCGCTTGATGATCTTTCGCGCATCGCGGTGAAACGGCTCAATCTCCTGCTCAGCCGCCGCAATCTCCGTGCCCCACCGCTGCGCCATTCCTGCCGGGGTCGCCGCAAAATCGGTCGATTTCTCAATCCTGGCGGACGTTTCCATCAACCCACCCTCGTCGTCTGTTTCGGCCCGGTATCCCAGATGTCATCCAGCGAAAAGGCGTAATTCAGCCCCTGCGAAACACCCTGCCGCCGTGCAATTCTGTCACCGCCCGCCCCTTTCGGCAATACCTTCCTCACCGAAAGCGCCATGTACCTGAACGCATCCGCCGCATGAGAGTGCTGGTCATGCTTGGGCCTGTTGCGAAACGTCTGCGTTTTCTCGTCCCACTCCCGCATATACCCGCGCAAGTGGTCGACCCCGTCATAGGTTGCCTTCTCATCGAACCAGCACAGCGGCAACACCACCCTTGCAGCCTCAATCCCGTCCTGCAACGACAGTTCCGGTGCCATCTTGGGCCGGATTCCCGCCGACAGGAACTGCTCAATGATCGATTTGCCCGTCTGCAAGCTCTTTGCCCGCGCATCATGCGGCAAATACACCTCGCCAACCTTGTGCGGTCGCGCCTTCAGCCAGTCAATGTAGTGCTGGATCGGCTGTCCATCCGCCTCATAAAAGTCCACCACCCGATACCCGTCAACCGTCGCCTGCCAGCCCCACCAACTGCAACTGTCCGTGTACCCCAGGTCAGCCGCGTAATCCACCGGCAGCGTGGGGTCAAGGCTCATGTCCCCAATCTGCCCCTTCTCGTACAACTCCCCAATGATCTTGGCATAGTACGCGCCCGGAATCGCCGCATCGAAACTGATCTCGTACTCGGTCGCATACGCCTCCTCGGTCATCTGCGCCTTCGCGTCCCGCAATTCCTCCGCGTCCAGAATGCCCGTCCGGCTCGCAGGCAACTCCATCAGGATGTGCGTCTCCGGATTCAGCCGCGCCTCTTCCCGGAGTTGCCAAAAAAAGTTCTTTCCAGCCGGAGTACCCGCCCAAATCGCCCAGCCCTTCCGATCCGACAACGCAGGACGCAACACGCTATACCACGCGCTCGGGCGCATCTGCCCCACCTCGTCCATCACCACACCGTCAAAGTACATCCCTCGCAACGCATCCGGATTGTCTGCACCGGCCACGTAAATCCGGCTCTCGCCGCCGTGCCCGTTCTTCATGTCAATCCGCAATTCCGACTCGTTTGGCTCCTTGATCCAGAAATCCCGCGTCAACTCCTTGAGGTAATTCCACGCCACCCGCTTTGCCTGATCCCGAAACGGGGCCAGATACGCAAACTGCGGACGCGGCAACGCCGTCTCCAGCGCCCCGATCACCAGATCCGCGCACATCGCCACAGTCTTGCCCGCCCTCCGGTGCGCCACCACGCACGCCCACCGCTTGCTGCGATTGTGCAAGGGCAAAAACACGCCCCGAGGCTGGTAGTCCTGGAGCTTCACTCCATCGCCTCCCGGATCACCTCAAGCGCTTCTTGTATGTCACCCGTACATACGCTGTAGATCGCCATTCGCCGCCAAGCCTCGCCCTCATGGGCAAGATAGGCTGACAGCCGCTCCGCCTTGTGTGCTGGTAGCCGCTGCTTTGCCGACCTGTCCGCTCTCAGCAAGTACCACTCCGCCTTTTCCAGGTCTGGCTGCACATCCACAGTCTTGTGACCCGCACGCCAGATGTACTTGATCGCGTTGCCGATGCAGAAGTCGAACTCTTCCGACAATTCAATGCACTCGACTTCGCTTAAGTGCTGCTGGTAATGACGGCTCATGCGGTTGGCGCAAAACCTTTTTTGGGGATGCGAAAGGGGAGGGTAGGGACCACATTCTTGACCCACCCCCCATGTCCGGGTTCGAGGGGGGTAGGGGGTCGCCAGCCAGCCCGCCGCGAGCGCGCAGGCAGGCCCGCGCTAGCGCCCCGTACCTGCGGGCTTGTCCGCCCCGCTCGCGTCCTGTAGCGCGCCCTGGCCGTCCTGCGAGGCAGGCCCGACGGCTACCGCGTCAGGCAGCACGGGCGATAGGACGATGGTGCGGTCGTCTAGTTGATTAGCAATCAAGTTAGCGGTCGCGGCTTTGTCCGCATGCTCAAGCACTTGCGGCACGCGCTCTGCCGATTGTGCCGCTACCGCGCCGATTCCGCGCTGTTGCAGCCAGCCCAGTTGAATCGCGATACCGCCGCTGACCTGCTGATTGACCTGTAGCGGGATGACCTTGCCGACCAGCCCGGCGAAAATTTGCCGGTCGCCGATAGATCCGCGTGCCCGCTCCACGAGCCATCCTGCCAGCCCTTGCGGGTGGCATTGTCCTGGCTGAGCCGCGTATTCGATTGCCGCCCGCAGGGACTGCGTGAGCTTGTTCGGCACGCCTTTCGGTCGCCCGTTCGGGACTGGGTGCCCGGAGATGGGCGAGCGCGGCCTTTCTTTCGGAGCAGGTTTTTTTTCTTCGCTCGCAGTCGCTACGCTAGCGGTCATGCAATCACCTATCTCGCTGCCGATGGCCGCTAGCCTAGCACGCCTTTTCACCTTGTCAAACGCAGTGGGCTAGTGTCACCACACACTGTACCCCCCTTTAGGGGGGGTACTGTGTGTGGTGACACACACTCAGTCACACAGTCACACACAGTTGTTCCAGAATGACTGCGTGTGACTGCGTGAAAAGCAGGAAAACGCAACATCAGCCAACAAAGCCAGCAACGCTAACCCATTGACGCATAAAGGAAATACCAATCCTGACGAGATTCTGACAATTCACGCAGTCAGCCCATAACTGCGTGCAGAGGGGCGGATAGCAATGACAGCCACGCGACCAATTCCCACGCAGTCACGCAGTCACACCCAGTGCCCACGCAGTGACTGCGTGCCACTGCGTGACTGCGTGAAGCCCATATTCTGCACGCTAGCGGACAATCCATGTCAAGTTTTGTCCATGCTGGCGGGCGGTCAATGCCACTCGTCGACCGACAAACGGTCGGTTTTAGCCGACAAACGGTAGCCACAAACGGCGCGGATTGGGGCATGATCCGTCCATGCGCTGCGGTCGCAGCGCCTAACGGGAGCCTGACATGACCAAAGACACGATGAAGTTTCGCTGCGAATGGACGGACACCTACGGCGGCGAGGCAAACTATTCTTGGGTTCGCCGTGGCGAGTTCACGGCGCCTGCTAACGCGACGCGCCGCATGCTTCTGTCGCGCGCTCGGCGCGAGCTTGGCCTCGACGGCCTGCGCCTGCGCGTGACGGGTGACTACGGCGACATGATCGAGGCGCGTCCCTCGCGCATGGCGTGCGTACTGTTCGTGACGCCTGTCTACGCCTAACAGCGCCCGACCTGTAGCCCGTCGCATGGCGGGCTATGGGGCGCGCGTTGCGCCTATCACACTCGGGAGACATCATGGACAAACAGCAACTCTGCGACGCCATCCGCCGTTTCATTCGCACGCGCCCCGGCTTTGACTGGCGCAACTACGACAACGCGGCCGCTTACCGTGCCGACCTTCGCACGGCAGCGCGGCAACGTGCGGATGCGCTGCGCCTTCTGGACGCGGTCGAATCGCGGCATACCTGCACGCTGGACGCCATGCTGGCCGCGCTGCACTCGCGCATTACCGTGTGCGACGATGGCTCGCGCATCGACTACACGCCGGGGCAGTATTACCCGACCGAGTATCGGGGGGCGGTCGCACGCTGGCTCGCGGATGTCCTGTGGAATGTCACGCGCGACGACTGCGCGGGTAGCCACTATACCGGGCATGAGCTGCGCTACGCCATGCGGCAGCGGTTCGGACGCGGCATTGCCTCGCGCTACTTCAACTAGTATGCGCCCCATCCCCACCCCCTCCGCCTGGCCCTTCCCCGGCCCCCGCGCCGGGGCGGTGCCAGCCCAGCCTGTACGTTCGCGCAAGGGGCGGACGTACACATACCGCGTGCCGCCCGAGCTGAGGCATTTGTTCGCCCCCGGCGCGCTCAACCCTGACGGGAGCATCAAGACATGATTTGCTGCAATGGCGATTGCCAGCAGGGGCGCGACTGCCCTTATCGTTACCTTCCGCGCGAAACCTGGTGGGAGCGCCACTTTATGTGGCTCGCAGGCGCGGCCAGCATCCTGCTAGTCCTGTCCCTGTTCGCCATCGTGGCGATCATCGTAACCTATTGAGGGAACCCCATGAAGCCAGTAATCAGCAAGTTCTACAATCACAACCCGGCCCATTACCGCTTCGCGCGGCAGATGCAGCGCCTTCCGCGCGCGGCAGAGAGGGACTATACGACCGGCGACTATGCAGTCGGCATCGCGCTGGCGTTCGCCGCCCTCGTCATCCTGTCCGTGCTGGTGGGGGGCTAGAGTGTCGACCAACTTAAAAATGCTCCGCCGTTTCGAGAGCATCGGCCCCGTCCAGCAAGGCATCCCCGTCGCGCCCAAGCCCAGCGGGCACAAGCCCAGCGAGATCCGCGTAGCAATGGAAGAACTCGAACCCGGCGAGAGCAGGATTTTCAGCGGCTACGAATCGCGCAAGCTCATTCAGACCGCCGCCACGCTCCGCAAGGTGCATGGCTGGCGGTATAGCGTCCGCGCGACTGGGGATAGCGTAGTGCGCGTCTGGCGGCTGGCATGATCGACTTCCTATCGACCAGAGTAACGACGAACGCAGACGACGCAGCCTGTAGCCGCCTGTTCGCCGCAGTCATTGCCCAAGCCATATGGGACGCGACCAAATCCCCGAACGCGGCAGAAAAGGCAGGCGAGGCGAACGAGATCACGATGGACGCCGACGCTTTCAGCGCCTTGCGTTTCTTGTTCGGCAAGCGTAGTGTGTTCCCCCTTTACTGCGAATTCATCGGCGCAGACCCGCGCGACATCCGGCGCGCGCTGGTAGAAGGAAACCCCAAGGTGCAAAGCGAGATCGGAAGGCGCAACTGGCGTGCGATGCGTGCAAGGTTGCGGATGATGAACTTGGACATAGAGGACTCTTTGAAATGAAAGACAAGACTCTGAAAGAACTACTTATGATGGACTCGAAGGATCGGCGCATTATGCATCTGGAGAGTTTGATGCTGGAACTGCTGCCGTATGCGTGGGATTCGGTCAAGAAGCTGGGAGGCTCAAAGCAAGATGCGGTGTGGCGCGAGCATCTTTGCACCGAAGCAGAAATCGTGCTGTCGATACCTGATCTCGATTTGGAAAAGTTGCGAAAAGAGTCGAGAAAAAAACCCCGATGACGAACCAGCCTGAGGTAATGAAGTGAGCGACGAAGCCGACAAAGCGAAGGAAGTCGAGGAACTTCACCTCGCCGCAGCCCGCCTGCGCCGCAAGCCCACGCTGATCCCGGTTGGGCGCTGCTACAACTGCGACGAGGCGGTCGCACAAGGTCTGTTCTGCGATGCCGATTGCCGCGATGACTATCACAGGAGGGCGGTTCATGCGTATCGAATGGGAGATTGACGAGGTGCCGTGCATCATTGAGGTGACGGACTATGAACTCGGCGATCCTGGCCGCGTCTCAGGCCCGCCTGAACGTTGCTACCCGCCCGAGCCGGGCTGGGTCGAGTACCGGGTTCTCACGCTTGGCGGCGAGCCTGCGCCGGAGCTGGCCGATTGGATCGACGGCGACGAGCACGATGCGATCGAGTCCGCATGCCTTGAAGCGATTGAGTCCGGTCAGCGTAGCGCGAGCATCACGCAGGACGATGACGATGGCGGGGCGGATGATGACTACCACGCCAGCCGCGCCGAGGATTCCTGGGCGAGCGGGAGGGGGTACTAATGGACGCACTACGCAAAGCGGCCGAGCAGGAGCAGGAGCCGGTGGCGATTACTTGGGAGTTGAACGGCGACAAAGGCTGCGGCTACAACAACTGGCTTGGCACCACTCCATTCGGTCGCATCCTCATCACATGGAAGGGGTGGAAAGAGCATCACGATGCCTGCGTCGATGAGTTCCCCGGCGGCTTCAATTCTGCTGGCGAACCTGAAGATGTGAAAGCCGCGTGTGAGGCCGAGTACATCAGACGGCTTGGGCACACCCACCCACCCCGCCGCGAGCAGGAGCCGGGATTCTGGGGCCGCGCGGCAGCGCGAATGCTCGCCGAACGCGACGAACTTCGGGCCGAGGTCGAGAGGCTGCGGGAGATGGCAGGGAAATGGGAGTCACTCTTTCAGGCGCAAGCACGGCTTTCAGAGGTGGCTCAGGAGCGGGCCGATAGAGCCGGGGCCGAGGTTGCGCGGCTGCGTGAGAATCAGCGCACGCTTGAGTTTTTGTTGCATCAAGAAATGGAGAAGATCGAGCGACTGCGAAATGCGTTGAAAGACGTAACGGTTTATGGAGACAGGCAATCCGTGCAAATCGCCCGCGCCGCCCTCGCCCGAAAGGAGACGAAATGACCGACCAACCTAAAGCGTTGCGGCTGGCGGATGCGTTGGACGAACTGGACGGCCTTTTCTCATTTCCCGGCGCGTGCGGAGAAGCCGCCGCCGAACTGCGCCGGTTGCACAACGAAAACCAAGCCGCGCATGCCGCAGGCATACAGCAAGAGCGCGAAATGATGGTGCTTGAGGCCGAGGTCGAGAGGCTGCGGGAGGCGTTGGAGGATTTGGTTACCCTCTGCAACACCGATTTCGTCTTGGCAGCAGACCCCGTTGTGATCGCGGCAGAAGCCGCGCTGGAGCGTCTGTATCGTGCCCGCACCGCCCTCGCCCGAAAGGAGCCAGACCATGCGTGACCGCATCAAGCACGCCGCCTTAGGCGCGGCGCTGGGCGCGACCTATCTCGGGTTCGCGGCTTTCTGGACTGTGTGCTGGATCGTGGATAGGAGGAAAAAGTGACCGGACTATTTTTCTACCTAGGATGCCTCAACGGCATCCTTGCGCTCGGCATCTTTGCCGTATGCAAGCGGCTTGAGGACATTGCCGAGGCCATTCGGGAGCAAAGACGATGACCGACCGCGAACTGCTGGAGTTGGCCGCGAAAGCGGCCGGTGCAACGTGGGTTGATGCTTGCTGGCCGGAAGACTTGCCCGGGCTAATGCTTGATTTTGGGCGGGGAACCACACAGTGGAACCCTCTCACCGACGACGGCGATGCGCTGCGGCTGGCGGTGCGGTTAAAACTAGTCGTTGAGTGCGACGGTGACGAAGGTGTGGTCGTTCACGACAACATAACTGGCTCGTTTGGTCACGCATGGGAGCGTTTTGATTCAGACCCCCTCGCCGCCACCCGCCGAGCCATCACCCGTGCTGCGGCTGAGATTGGGGGGGCGATGAAATGACCGACCGAGCCGAGATCATCCGCATGGCGCGGGAGTGCGGCCTGATGATGCGCGACGAGCCGATGCATGGTGTCGAACACTTCGCCGCCCTCGTTGCCGCCGCCGAGCGTGAGGCGTGCGCTGAGTTGTGCGATTACTTGGATGATGATCTGCCCGATGGATTGGCTGGCTGGCAATTCGGCGAGGCCATCCGCGCGAGGAGCAAAGCATGACCCGCACCCGCAAACCAAAACTGGAACTTACCCGCGAGCAGGGCTGGGGTTGGAACGACCTTATGGTTATCGCCGCGTTTCGTTATTCCTGCGGGCGGTCTACCTACATCGTCAGCGTCTGCGCGGATTGGCTGATCAGCATTTGGCCTATGCTGTCCGAGAATACGCGGTTCGTGATCAAGCGCGATCTGGAAGCAGACTTTGAAAGAGACGACAAAGCACGCGACGAAGGCGACACTTACAAGCCGCTCGGATGGGACTGCGACCGCAAGGAATGGGAGCGCGTCCGTAACCTGTGGAGGCAACAATGAAACGCACCATGGCCGCCCTAGCCCTCTGCGCCGCCCTCACCGGCTGCGCCAGCCTGCCGCAAGCCGCAAGCAGCCGCGAGACGTTCGCGCTCTGCCAGGCGGTCGATACGGTCACGACCTATGCCATCGTGAGCGGAGGAGGAACCGAACTCAACCCGCTCATGGCGGGCTTGATGAAGCACGGCTGGTTGCCCTTCGTTGGCTTCAAAGCCGCTCTGGTCTGGATGGTGTACCAGTTCCAGCCCGCTCCCAACGTGCAGACCGCGTTCAACGCCGTGGCTTGCGCGCCGATTCCTTACAACGTGGGTAACCTATGATCGTCTTTGGAGATTGCAGGCAGACAATGCGCCAATGGGCTGCCGAAGGCGTCAAAACGCAGATGTGCGTCACAAGCCCGCCGTACTTTGGCCTGCGCGATTACGGGCACGACGGGCAGATCGGGCTGGAGCAGACGCCCGAGGAATACATCGCCGCGATAATCGAGGTGTTCCGATGCGTGCGGGATGTGCTGGCTGACGATGGGACGCTGTGGCTTAACTTGGGCGACTCATATGGCGCTGCCGGCGGTAACACATACGCCGGGTTTAACAAGAGATGGAACGGCACAGGCGGCGCTGGAAGCAAACAAGACGCAACGTTGGCTGGTGTGACAGACCGAAAGATCAGCACCAGCTTGAAACCTAAGAATCTGTTGGGCATCCCGTGGCGCGTTGCGCTGGCGTTGCAAGCCGACGGATGGATTCTTCGCCAAGACATCATCTGGCACAAGCCGAACCCGATGCCCGAGTCGGTGCGCGACCGATGTACGAAGGCGCATGAGTACATCTTCCTGCTGAGCAAGTCGGAGCAATACTATTTTGATAGCGAGGCTTTTGCCGAACCGGTTGCGGCCAGCACGGTCGAGCGGCTGTCGCAGGCGACGCTGGCCCAGCAGATCGGATCCTCGCGCGTTCCGGGCAAGACGAATGGCAACATGAAGGCTGTAGGCGACACCGAGAAGCGCAACCGCCGAAGCGTCTGGACAATCGCCACGCGCCCCTACAAAGGCGCCCACTTCGCCACGTTCCCTCCCGCGCTGATTGAACCGTGCATCCTTGCAGGAAGCCGTCCTGGCGACGTTGTGCTTGACCCCTTTATGGGCAGCGGCACGACGGCGCAGGTTGCGTTACAGCACGACCGAAAGTATCTAGGATGTGAACTTAACCCCGAGTATGGCCCGCTTCAGCAGGAGCGGATTTCTTCTGTACAAACCCTGTTCAACAAGGTGGCATGATGGACGACTACTCCGGACACTACGAAGCCCTTCGCCGCAACGTGCGGGAACTGTATCGCACGCTGCTGGCGAAGGATTACGAACACGCGACCGCGGTCGCAGAGCAGATCGTCTACGAGGCGATCATCGTAAGCCGCTGGGCGCGGCAAGAGCTTGAGCGCGAGGGCAAAGCCCTCACCCAAGCGCGAGAACTGCCCGCCCAGCGTCTGTAATTGCCAAGTGCATGTTGCTGGCCCCGTTGCGTTGCTGGTACGCAACGGTCGCCAGCAAGCCGTCTCGACGGCACCAGGCAAGCAAGGACTCCAGTTCATCCTTGCCACAGTCGGGCAGCATCCCGACCTGCTCCATCCACCGCCGTGCGTTCATGCGGGCGCGGTCTGATGTAGCCACCCGGACGCCCTGAGAGTCAGCCTCTGCAAACGCCCGCAGAATCTGCGTGCGATGCGTCTTGCGTAGCGCATTACGGGCAGCAGCGGTGCCAGGAACGTCGCCAAAACGGCGAAAGACTTTCGCCGTGGCGTCGAACTCGACTTCAATGGCGGGTTGCTGCGGGCCGAGGTTGGACTTCTGGTGGGCCAGAACGACGCGATCCTTGTCCCGCGTCATGGCCCAGCGGGAACGCACGCTGTTGTTCCATGCGGTCGAGCCGGAGAACGTGGAATCCGTGTCGTTACCAGCGCCCATGCGGACGGACGCCTTGTCAACGTGCGCCAGGAGAAGGATAGCGCAATCCGTCGCCGCCGCAATCATGTTGAGGCAGCGCAAAAACCCGCGAACCTGCGAGCGGTCATTCTCATTGCTGGCGTAAACGTCCGAGGCGTTGTCAATGATGACAGCACCCACGGCATGCTGGCGAACGATGTCAGCCAGCCATTGCATGCGATCCGTCGCCCCTTCGCGCCATAGCGTGCAGTCGAGTGCGGTCATGTCGTAGCAGATCAACTGGTCACGCAGCGACGGCAGGCTAACGTCCGCCTCCGCGCAGATGTTGCTCACGCGGAAGTGAACGATACGCGCCTCGTCCTCGGCGGAGATGACCATAACGGGCACGCGCTCGCAGGACAACCCCAGCCATTCGGAGCCGGTCGCAAGCCCCACGGCCAGCTGTAGCGCGATGTTGGACTTACCCACGCCGCCGTTTGCCGCCAGCAGGGTCGTCGTGCGACGCGGGAGCCATCCGTCAATCAGGAAGGTCGGAGCCTCGGGGGGCGTCTGAGCCAGCAGCGTCCAGTCGAGCGCCGCGAGGTCGTTGTTGACCCGCTCCGGCGGCGAGGCGAGGTTGACGGTAACCTTCGGGCCTGCGCGCTCCTCGGGGGCGAACTTCTCGGCGGATTTGACGGCGCGGGGAATCTCTGCTCGCCGGGTTTCCCAGCGCCGGACTTCCTCCGGCGGGCCTTCTGGGCGGATGAGATCCATAAGCGCATACAAGTATTCAACGACTGCGCCAGGGAACATGCCCGAGCCGACCATGCTGGCGGCAAGGGAGGTGATCGACTGGTGATAGGAACGCTCCTCCAGAGGCGCTACAAGCGACTGGAGAGCCTCATGCGCGACGGGTGCGGTAGACGCCTTGCGCTCGACCTGCACGCCCCGTAGCGTGTCCAGATCGATCCCTACAGCCGCGCAGGCATCGTCAAGCGTCCAGCGGATCTGCGGATACCACGCGCTCAGTTGGTGCCGCCACGGGCCAGCGGCGCGGGGCTTGGTGTTGGTGCCCACGGGCAGGCGGCAGTACCGCATGGCCGCGTTGCCCGATGAATCGTTGCCGCCCAACTTGCCGCGTGCCGACAGGGCAGACATGATGCGGTCGATCAGGGCCAAGTCACGGGTGTCGGGGTCGTCCGAGTCCAGCGCCCAGCCTACCTGCCACTTGCCAGGGGAGGTCTGGATTGACCATGTATACCCGCCCAGCACGGACTCGGGGTCAATGTCGTCAACCACAAGGGCAGCGAGGCGGCTAAACGTGGACTTGGTGCGCGCCCATCCGCGCCCCTCGAAACCGCTGAACACGGCGCATGAGAAGTAGGCATTGAGATCGACCGCGCCGTCAAGCAGGCGGGCCTGCGTCGCCTCGCCACGATAGGGGCGTCCGGCCCATTCTCCCATGTCGGGAGAGGCGGCGAACGTGCAGACCCATGCGTACTCGCCAGGGTTGAAGTCGCCAAAGACCTCCGCGAGGAAGTCGCTATTGGTCATGGTGGCTACCATCAGAGGTTGCTCAGGTCGGTGTAGGCCAGTTCGATCTTCTGCTGCTTCGCCATCGCCAGCAGTTGCCGCCAGTAGCGGGTTGGGATGTTGCCGCCCGTGCCTGCGGGCTGGGGTGTACACCAGCGCGAAACTGTGCTAGGCGACAGGCCGAGTTCGCGGGCAACCGCAGTCTTGCCGCCCAGCATGGAGATCGTGCGATAGGCTGGCTCTATGGAGTGCTTGGATTCGATAGGCATGATCGCGTGCCCTGTGTATTGCGGGAACCGCAAGCATACGCCAGCAGGGTCGAGCCGCAAATAGGCGGACGCTATGGGACGTTGCGCCAGCATCAAAAAGAATCATTGCGCCAACCGCAAGGGTTGGGGTAGAGTGCGCTTCCCTACCACGGAGGAATCATGGCATTCAACATTAAGAGCATTCAACGCAACGCCAGCATCGCCGCCCCGAGGATCATGCTGTACGGGGTCGAGGGCATTGGCAAGACGACGTTCGCGGCTGGCGCGCCTAGCCCCATTTTTATCTGCACCGAGGACGGCTTGGGCAGTCTGCAAGTCGATCACTTCCCGCTCAGTACCAGAGCCTCGGATGTTCTGGACGCTCTCAGCACCCTCGCGCAAGAGCAGCATGATTACAAAACCGTCGTGCTGGATAGCGTGGACTGGCTGGATCACTTGATTTGGAAAGATGTCGAGGCGACCCACGACGCGAAGGAACTTGCGTACGGGAAGGGCGCGATGATCGTGGGCGAGCGGTGGCGTGAGGTGCTGGCCGCGCTCAATTACCTGCGGAACGAGCGCGGCATGATCGTGATCCTGCTGGCCCATTGTCAGATCAAGCGGTTTGACAGCCCGGAGGTCGAGCCGTACGACCGCTATCAACCGAAGCTGCAAGAGCGCGCCAACGCGATCCTGCGCGAGTGGGTGGACGCGCTTCTGTTCGCCAACTACAGGACGGTCATCAAGAAAGATGATGTCGGCTTCAACAAGACCGCGAACCGTGGCATCTCGACGGGCGAGCGTTTGCTGTACACCAGCGAGCGCCCTGCTTACATGGCGAAAAACCGTTACGGCTTTCCCGAATCCCTCCCGATGGCTTGGGAGGCTTTTTCTCAGGCAATCGCCTGACAACCCAACGAGGTGAACGATGCAATTCAACTTCAACGCTGCCAACGCCCCCGCCCCTACCGCTCCGGAGTATGGCCCGCTGCCTGCGGGCGAGTACGTTATGATCATCACGCGCACCGACATCAAGCCGACGAAGGCTGGCACGGGCGAGTATCTGGAGTGCGTGATGGAGGTGGTCGAGGGCAAGAGCGCGGGCCGCAAGCATTGGGAGCGGTTTAACGTCTCCAACCCCAACAAGACCGCCGAGGACATTGCCAAAGCCGCGCTGGGCAACCTGTGCATGGCGATTGGTCTGGACAACGTGACCGACACCGATCAGTTGCACGACCGGATGTTTGTGGCGAAGGTCGCGATTGACCGCAAAGACCCGGAGCGCAACCGCATCATGGGCTACCTGCCCGTGGTGGGGCAGTCCGCGCCGCCCCGTCCTGCCGCGCAGTCCAAGCCCGCTGCCGCACGGCCCTGGCAGTAATCTGATTACGGGGCGACCGGAAGCCCGGTGAGCGCAGGTTCTCCTCCCGATGCGCGATAAGTCCTGAGTGGCGTCAGGATCGCCCCACCCTAACGAGGACACGATGGAACTGCCAACCCCGCAGCACACGACCAGCGCGGCAATCGTCCGCTGGTACGAGAGCAAGCCGCAGGAACACCGCCCCCACATGGGGGCTTCCATTATCGGGCATGAGTGCAGCCGCTACATCTGGAACACCTGGCGCTGGGCGCGACCGCCCAAGTTTCCGGGCCGCATCCTTCGCCTGTTCGACACCGGC